TATGAATTTTTTACAGCTTCTTCTATTTCTTTCTTTTCTGTATCTTTATCGTATAATGTTTCAAAATAGGCTCTTATATCTATTTTTTCAATTTCTGTTGCTTTTGGAAGTTCCTTTTTTTCTAAAAAATCTTCCATTAATACCGTGCCTATATAGTCTGTTGCCATATAGTAGGCGTCTTTTAAATCGCTGCCACATGTTGCGCCGCCTAAATCAGGAAAATGAACGCTATAGCCTTCTTTTTCTTTAGAAAAAATACTTGGGTACACTACATACATAATTAACCTCCTATTTTTGAAATGAGGAACAGGATTTATTTCAATCCTGCTTGTCTTAATATCGCTCTTTCGAGATTCTTATTAAGTTCCCCACTATGACAAGGCACTTCGGTTACCTTACCGGTATCGAAATTCTTAAATCTTCTATGAGAGCCTTTTCCACCTTTTATTTCGGTGAATCCGTTTCTCTTCAAAAATCTAATCATTTCTCTTGAATTCATTGGCATCCTAACCACCTCAAACATATTATACATCAAAATACGTATAAAGTCAACGATTTTTTTATCACAGTTATTATATTTAATTGTAATTGTCCTATAAATAATTTACTTCTTCTTATTTCTAGCTTTTCGTCCTTTTTTCTTGCTAGAACTCTTGCTGCTTCTACCTTTTCTGCCTTTAGATTTAGCCTGTCTTTCTGCTTCTTTTTGCCGTTGCTCCTCTTTAGTCCGGGCAATCGCATTTTGTTCGGCATTTTCTCTTGCTCCAAGTTTCATAGCATTGATTTCACAAGTGTAGTCGCCAGTTACATTATGCGTTACTTTATCTATTACATATTTACCTTCAAATTTTCCCCAACTCCCATCTAGTTCTATTATTGCTCCTGCCAAATATTTAGTATTTCCATCAACATTTAAAGTTATCTGATATTCCTGTTTCATATTTTCTTTTAATGTCTTTTTAGCTACTTTCTTGGCTGTACTTTTCCCTTTTGTCTTAATTTTTAAAGTTTTTTCTTTTTTACTTCTGCCCTTTTTACCTTCGGCTTTATTTTTTAACTTCTCTTTCGATTCCTTGACTGTTTTTCCTTTTTTGGAGGAATTTTTACTTCCTGATTTTTTACTTTTTTCCTTTTTAAAAGACGCATAACTCATTTTTACCTCTTATTTTTTCTTGGATTTAACCTTTTTACTAGACTTCTTATCTTTAGAAGATTTGATACTGTTCTTTGGTTTTTTATTTTCTGATGATTTTTCTTCTGAGCTTTCAGTTGTAACTTGATTGCGTTTTTCAAGCTCTTTTTTTGTAATAATTTCCTTAATAACTTTTTTCTTGTCAGGATCATAATATGAAACTTCAACATTATCATAAATTTCCTTATTTTTCTTTTTCAAGCTGAAACTTCTTATTCTTTCATCATTAATGTTAAAAATCTCAACAGTATCATTCTTTTCCATTTCTTCGTCATCGAAAATGATTATCTTGTCGTCAGATACCTTCATATTTAGTCCTGTTTCCTTGACAATTCTGTTAATAAAAGCCAAATCTGTTTCTTGATTTTGGTCAAGTCTTCCAAAAAATTCGTTATCTGCATATATTTCCGCATTCATTTCATGCTTATTGGCAATCTGTGTAACAAGCTCTTTTAGAGTTATCCTTTCCCAAGCAACGCTATTCTTTTGGTCTCGAATATTCTGGTCTAATGGTAAAGCTAAGCATTTCAGATTAAGCCTGTTATTTTCAAATGTCGGCTCATCCACATAAAAAGTTCCTAAATCCAAAAAATTAGTTTCATTTTCCAGCTCTTCATGAATCCCAACAAGTAATTGAGCGTTCTCGTCGGGATACCATTCTTTAAGCCAGCGATAATCCAAATTTTCTAGCTCCAATTCCAAGTCATCTATTGCATTCTTAGAATTATCAGTATAGTTTAGAGATGAAATAGAATGGGCTATCTCATCAGAAATATCAACTTTATTAAAAATAACAATTACTCTTATATTCCTAGCAAAAGCCACTTCTATTCACCTCTTTTCCAAGGCGGCAAACGCTCATCGTTATCATTTTCTTCATCAGTGATTTCAGGAATAATAATAGGAATATTGGCATCGAAAATGGCAATGTCAATTAATCTTAAATTGTTTCTTATCAAATCATGGAAATACCCTTCACTTCCATAAACTTTGTAAGAAATTAAGTCCCAAGTGTCGCCTGAAACTGTTCTATACACTTTTACCTTTGCCATTATCCAAATGCCGTCCTTTCTCTTTTGTTTATATCTCCTGCTATTACTTTCCTTACAATTCTTTCGACTTCCGATGGATTTCCGCCATTTACATTTATAACGATTGAATAATTGTTTCCGCCATAAGAATTACCACCTTTTAAATTGCTTACCCTGTCTTTTAGATTAGCCACTTTATCTCTTAAGGTGCTTCTAGTTTGAGAATTATTGAGTATTCTCGTACCTTTCGGAAGATTCAAAAGCATTTCGCTTTCAGCTAGGAAAGCTGGCTTTCCAGGTATCTGAATTAATTCCGCTCCACGTTCTGCTACTGTCGTTAATCCGCCTTCCCAATAGTTTGTTCCAGTCGCATTTTTTCCGATTCCTAAAGCTTGGCTTATTGGATTATTTGCAGCAAAACTTTTAAGTGCTTCCCATTTTTCCTTAAAGAAGTTAACCGCTCCATTAATACTGCTCTTAAACCCATTTACAAATCCATCCCAACCACTTTTAATTTTATTCCACACATCTGTTGCTACTGTTTTTATTGTGTTCCAAGCTGTTGAAAAGAAATTTTGAACTCCACTGATTCCAGGTTTTATCGCTCCCCACAAAGCTACTGCTCCACTTTTAATGGCATTCCATACAGCAGTTGCTTTTGATTTAATAAAATTCCAAGCAACTGTAAAGATACCTTTGACAACATTTACTCCAAACTTTATTTTGTCAAAAGTATTTAATGCTATCCTTCCTATCACAACAAAAATCGGTCTTAGAAAGTTGCTTACTGCCTTGAACCCTGCAACAATATATCCTCTAACAACATTAACTGCAAATTTTATTTTATTAAATACTGCAACAAAAATAGTTGCTATGCTGGTTATTATAGGTTTCAAGCGATTTGCCGCAGTTTGAAACCCAATCCAAAACAAAGTAAGAAAAACTCCTATAATAACTCCAATAACAGAAAACACGCCTTTTATAAATCCCGCTATTCCAGCAATTATTGGTTTTATAGTGCTTATAGCGACTGTTACTGCTGATTTTATACCATTCCAAACAGATACAGCACTTTCTTTTATCCAGTTCCAAGCCACAATTCCTGCATTTGCTATTACTTTCCACATTCCATTCACAAAATTTCTAAATCCAGCACATTTGTTATAAAGCACAACAAGTATTGCAATTACTGCTACTATAGCGATTATCACAACTCCCACAGGATTTGCCAAGAATGCTGATTTAATTGCTAATCCTGCAATTCTAGCCATTCTTACGATTCCCATAAACGTTTTAACTACGAGATTTCCAACTTTTCCAAAAACTCCTATAATTTTGCTCAGTACAGGAAATGCCGTTTTAAATCCTTCAGCAAAACTTCCAGCTGCTTTAAATTTATCAAATATCAGAATCCCTTTTGATATTGTACTAAATAAAGGAGAAAATACTTTTGCAGCTCCACCAATCCCAATTGATAGCACAGCAAAGCCCGCTACTGCCTTCATAATTCCTGATGCTAGTTTGGGATTTTGTCTTATCCATTCAGCAACTTTCTTTATCATTGGTGTTAAGGCTTCCAATGCACTTTTTATAGTAGGTGCTAGAGCCAATCCTAAATCAGCTAAAGCATTCATCATTTGATTTTTGGCTAATTTCAAGCTGTTTGCCAAAGTATCCATTCTATTTTTATATTCTTTTTCAACAGCACCATTAGCCATTTCTGATTTCGCTTTTACCAAATTTTCTCTTAATTTGTCAGTTTGATTTGACAATGTTGCAATACTGTCTATTGCCTGTTCTCCAAATAAATCGTTCAAGACTCCTGCTTTATCAGCAGTATTTAGCCCTTTTATTTTTTCTAAAACTTTTAGAATTGTCCCTTCAGCATCTTTTGCCATATCTTGTGCAATTTGGTCTCCGTTAAGTCCTAAAAACTCAAAAGCACTTGCCTTTCTTTTAGTATCTGCCCCTTTTCCAAGTTCTAAATACAGTTGCTTTATTCCTGTTGCCGCTACTTCAGGCTGTTTTCCCATTGATATTAGTGTTGCTCCAAAAGCGATGTTAGCTTCTTTTGCTATTCCCATAGTTTTGGCAACACCACCAACTCTATTTGAGAAATCAACTAATTGAGCCGCACTTGAAGCCGTATTATCAGCCATATAGTTTATCGTGTCAGCAAATGCAAAAACTTGCTCCTTTGTAAGCCCTAACTGCTCTTTTGTTTTAGCCAAAAATTCTCCAGAAGCCTGTGTAGACATATCAAATGCAACCTTTAGTTGTTGAGCTTTATTTGTGTATTCGACGATTTGATCTCCTACTATCCCTGACTGTGCTAAAGAGCCAGCAATTTCATATAGTTCTGGTTGAGATAATGGCGAATTTTCCGAAATTTTTCTAATGTCTGCATAATATTTTTTTGCTTCATCGCCTAACATTTTTCGTAAATCTGCCTGACTTTCCTCAACATCCATATAAACTTTCATAGGTACTGCCAATGCTCCAGCTGTTGCTATTCCTCTATTAAAAGTTCTGTCACCAAATTCTTTGACTTTCCCAATATTTTCCTGTCGAGCTTCATATCTTTTTTGGGCTTCTTTCAGTTTATTCATCTTTTCAAGTTCAGAATTTACTTTGGTTAATTGGGATTTATAGCTTCCCAAACTTTGATTTTCGCCTTCAATTGCACTTCTTGCGGCTTCAAACACATGTTTTTGGCGTTCTTTTTGTTTGTTTAAACTGTTTACAACTTTTTCCTGCTCTTTTATTTTTTTAGCAAGTTCAGTATTACTTTGCCCTGTCTTGTTGTACGCTTCTTTAAGTTCGTGAAGTTTTCTTGCAGCATTAAGATACTCCTTACTTACATTTACATAGGCACTTTTTAATTTTTCGACTTTTTCCAAAGATTTTTGTACCTTTTCCAATTCCTTAGCCTTTTTGCTTAATTCTTCCGCACTTTTTGCTGTATTTTTCATAGCATTTGCAACCTGTGCCATTCCAGTTAATGCTCCTGCTACAGCCGCACTCATAACAATATTCAGTTCCATGTTTTTAGCCATAAATTCCTCCTTTCCTGTTGCTTTTTTACAGTTTTCAATGTATAATCCTAATGAAAATAAATTTTAATTAGGTGATTTTATGAAAAATAATAAAAAAGATAATATTCTTTATATAATTTTTGCATTTTTGGGAACTCTTCCTGCATTATTTTTAAATATTTTTCCAATCTTACTTTGGGGAATATTCCTATTTTTTATGATACTTTTGTGTCTTTCTCTAGGAATATTTGGTATTTTTATCATAATAGCAATGATAATTACTGTTATAATATCAGCAGTTTATATTTTTGGAGGCAAATAGCCTCCATTTTTTATTCCTTGCTTTCCTCATACCTCATTTCTGCTTCCTGTATCAGTTCCTCCGCTCTTGTCTGCCAATATTCCAGCTCATACAAGCTACAAGACATTAGTGTCTCATAGCTCATATTTAAACTGCTTTTATATTCATTTGAAAAATTCAATGCTTCAAGAATATCAGTTACTGTATCAAGCAGCTGTATTATTTCTGGTCTTCTTTCTTCATTTCTTCCTCTTGTACTTCCGTTTCCTCTATCACGAAATTCTCTGTATCGTCTGCTGAACCCAAGCCTGCGTTCAAAAAACCCTTAGTTTTATTCAAAACCTTTATATAATCAGTTCCTTTAAGCCCAAGTAAGTCACCGTATTTGATTCCGCTGGCTTTCGACGCAACTGTTAAAACCCAGCCGTCTTCAAGCTCCTTTACTGTTGCCCCTTTATTTCTCGCCTTATACTCTTTCTCTGCAAAAACTAAATCTTGCCCTGATAGCTCTTCTAAATCTAATACAATCTCCTTAACATTTTTTGCTCCAAATTTATATTCTCTTCTTAATTTAATTACTTCTGCCATTTTATATCCTCCTAAATTTTTATGATAATCCTAACATTCTTCTGATTTTTCCGTTTGTTTCTCCGTTTATATTACTGATTCTGTTAAATACATCAAGAAATGCTATTTCTTTACCATCTATCACTACTTTATAATAACTTAATGATAAATCAAGCGATGCTTCAAGTTTGTTTCCTGGTTTTAAATCTGGTCCATCAAATTTTTTAAGCATTCCTTTAAAAGTTATATCTAGACCTACATAAGTTGCTGCGTGTGTTATTTTATTCATTTTTTGGATAACACCCTTACATTCAATAAATAATTCTCCCTCATTATTAAAATTTAAAAGCGTTTCATCTATACATTCCATTTTTATTTTTGATTCCAATTTTTTATAATGCCCTGTTAAGGGTGCTTCATATTCAGAAACCATTCCTATTTGATTGATAGTTACGGTTGTGGTTTCTAAATTAGGCAGCTGCACTGAACCTATTCCTGCTAATTTATTTTCGCCATTAATAAATATTTCAAGATCATTTAACGCTATCGGCATATTTGCTTTTCCCATTTTCTAACCTCCTAACTTCCTAAATTATTTGCAAATGCCTGTAAAGCATCCACATCGTATTTTTTCTTAAATGTCATGGATTTTAATCCTGGAGCAATTCCAAGTTTTATAATCCAAGTAACATCTCCATTTATTACATTTGTTAAATTATTATCTTCTTCTGATAATACAGCCTCTGCAGCAAGGAAATGATTAGCTGCAACAAGTCCATTCAATCTTATATTCATAGACTTTGTAATAGTTTCAGCCAATTTAAGCGTGAATCTCTTATCTATGCTATTGAAATAACTAATTACTAATTCGTTCCCTATATACTTGAACATTCTACGAGTATAGCCAAACTTGTCTTTGGGATCTGTTGCTAGAGGGTTCTTGGCTGTTTCTGTTCCCCAGCAACGCCAACCTTTAAAGTTTATTGCCGTTACAGCTCCGTTTTTATTCAAAAAGTTCGCTTGTTGTTCCTTATCCAGCATTATTTCTTCAAAATTTCCACTTGAATTTTTATATGCTAAGGCATCTATTTTATAAGCGTGATTTGAAGGTGCTTGCGATGGAATGTTGTCGTTTTCTGAATCTACTTTTAACGACAACGCTCCATAGTGGATAGAGTGAAAATACACGTTTCCTGAAAGTTTTGGGCAACCGTATAAAATTACCTGATCTTCTGACAATATATTTTTACTGTCTTTCCAAGATACAATTTCATCATATCTTTTGTCCGCAGGTGCATTTATCAAGGCTAGTGCCTCAAACATTCCTGAATTTATATTTTTAGCTTTTGTCGCCATTACAGCTGCTACTGCACTGTCATTTGAAAAATCTGGAACATCAATAAATGCTGGAAGTTCTGAAAATTTCAAATATACTTCATCGACTAAATCAAGCCCAGTTCTCTGCATTGTGTTAATGTTATATCCACCAATCGCTTCCTCTTTTTTCACTTTTGTCAAATCCACTTCGTAATATTCGATGTCAATTTTATTATTATTTGGTGCTGTTGCATAAATTTCCAGCCCTTCATCTGTCCATAAATATCTTGCATCCGATATTTCTGAACTCGTTGAATTATCTTTTACAACAAGGGTATCTGTTATTATTTTGTGATTTTTAACAAGAACTTTCCCATTTTTTATTTCCAGTCCTTGTGCTGTTTTTTTGTTATCAGACTTATGTTTATCCAAATCCAAAATATTTACAACAAATAAAGGTGCTACTGCATAAAGCTCAAAAAATACTTTTACTGCCTGAGAGATACTGAAGTCTAAATCATAAGTATCTCCAAAGTATTCAATAGCTTCTCTTAGCGTTCCAATTCTCACAACTTCATTCGTTTTCCTTTTTCCCTTTTTAACCTTATGAATTGGTGCCATTCCTACGATAAAATGTCCATAATCGAGCGTAACAGGCAAATTTATATCGCTTGCCGCTTCCGTCTGATACGTTCCGTGTTTATACGCCATCATTTTCTCCTTTCACGCTTTCTAAAAGTTCATCTGTTAGTTGCTCAAGCAAGATTTCATTCTTTTCTGCAAAAGGTAAATCATCTGCTTTAATAAGCAATTTTTCAAGCAAAGGATATTTTTTTCTTATTTCCTCTATCTTTTCTCCAAAATATATCCCGCTCTTGTTAAGTCTCGCATCAGGCAAATCAATATTCTTGCCTATATAAACATATCTTGTTTCTGTTTCCATTTTTCCTCCTATAAATTTGTATATTCCGATACAATAGGCTCTGCATAAGCTGTAAATTTTATCCTAGAATAAAAATATGGATTAGCCTGATCACTATAAAAAGCAACCTTGATTTCTTTATTCTGTTCCAATACAAACTCTGCATTCCCAATATTATTTTTAACTCTTGTTGTTTCTTCAAGAAGTTTTCCAGCTATGTATCTAGCCATTTCCAAGTTTTTTAGATAATCCTCTTCTTTTTCCTCTTTCGTCCCAACCCAAATTTCAAAATCAGAAAAAGCGTTATAATATCCAACTCCAGCTCTATCCTGTCTAAACTCTAATGCTCTTAAAATTACAAATGGAAAATAATCGTTTGTCTTTTTTCCGTTTTCTCTATCTTCAAAACTGTTTGAAGGTAAGAAACCTCTATAAACATTAAATCCTTTTTCTTCCATTATTTTTTTAAGAAACTCATAAATCTTCTTTTCTGTATGAATCATTATTCCAATATCCTTCCAAGTTCGTGATCTATTCTTATATTAAACTTCTCTTCCATAAATCCCTGTAAATAATCAAGGATACTTAATTCTCCAAGCATTTGAGGGGCAGATGGTCCCATTCTACGTTTTATTGGCAAAGATTTTCCTGTTTCTCTTGTAAATGCCCCTAATCTTCCATCAGAATAAGCGATAAAAGCGTTTGGTAAATCTCCACCTTCTCCTTTTTTGACTACTGCTGATACCATTGTTTTTCTTCTTGTTTTTGGATTTAATTTGAAATGATCTAGCCCAATCATTCCCCCTTTTGAATTTATTTTTCCAACCAAGTTTCCTGGATTGGCATTAAATACGTTTATTGATTCTGCCAATTTTCCTCTTGCAACAGTATACATTGCAGTAGTTCTTCTCATTTGCTCCGTTTTCGTCATTGCAAGAGAGCGGTTTACTGCAAATGCCACAGCTTTTGGAAATTTATCAGGAAATTGACTCAATGCACTTTCTACTTTTTCCAGTTGATGCGGATCTAATTTTACATCAAACATTTAGACCTCCTCATATTTCGCCAAATCTATCTCATGCATCCCCATATCAAATTTACTTAGCATAACTTCATAAGTTTCTCCATCCAATGTCATCATTTCCCCTGGATGCGGCTTAATTCTTAAATCCTTTTCTCCAACAAAGACTGTAAATCCTTCCTGAAAAGTTCCCTCTTCCTGTGTAATAAGTCCATTTTTCTGCTTGTTCTGAAATTTTTCCTCATCAATCACACATTTAATTTCACGTCCATTAAAAGTATGCGTTGTACCAAATTCATCAATATTTAAAAATACATTTTCAATATCATTCGCAACCATTTCTTTAAAATTCATAAATTACCACCTATTTATTCTTTTTATTTTGTTTATCATCTTTTTCTGTATCCTTATTATCTTCAATTATGATTTCAGAAGATTTTTTATCTTGATTATCTTCATTGATTGGTGTTTCAGATACCGCTTTTTCAGTAGTATCCTTTATTTCTTCAATCAATTCTCTTTCAATACAGCTTTTTACAACTGATTTTTCCAAAATATCCACTTCTGCCCCTTCTTCATAACTAACTCCACTATAAATCAAAGGCTTTAATGCTTTATACTTCATCATAACCTCCTATTTAACTTTCAATATTTTTATAGCTTCTATATCGTAAACTACAGGAAGTGGTCTTGATTCTGTTCTAATTTCCACTGTATTTGATTTTGAATCTTCATCAGTAAATACCGAACGCTCTGCCACAATAATTCCTTGTTTTACATCCGCTGCTGGTCCATAGATAATCGTATTGTTGCTTGGTGCTAGCAAAACTTTACCTTCAGGGATAAGTGGCTTATTTTCATACGTTTTCCCATCAGCTTTTAATACAGAATGTTGTGATTGATAAGAATAAATAGGCAATCCAAATGGTGCAAGAGTTCCAATATAGATTGCTCCACCTGCAACTTCTCTAGGATTGATTTCTCCCGCATGATAATTTCTAATATCCAGTAATTTCTGAATTTTTTCATTTTCTACAAATAATTTTGCAGCTACAGGATCCATTAAAATCATTTCAGGTCTTAGCCCTGTAGTTTCTCCAATTTTTGTTATAGCCGCCTGTAAATCCCCAATTATATCTGCATTAGGCTGTGTCCATAGAGTAGCAGGAGTAATTTCTTCAACTGTTCCGAATTTTATTTCTCCTTTTATTCCTTCACCTTCCACAATTACTTTTCCATTAAACAATGCTTCGGTACACATAATTTCTTCTCTTCTTGTAATCTGTTCCTCAAATTCCGCAAACGATTCAGCAAGCAAGTCCGCTTTTCGTTCTTCAGGACTTTTTCCACCATATATAGTTTCCCCTGCTGTTTTGTTAAAAAATAGTTCGAAAGCTGAAAAAGTTCTTTTTGGTGCTACTTTTGGAGCTTGAAAAAATTTACTTTCATAAGTATTCTTTACCATTTCTGTTCCCGGAATAAATTCAGATACAAAAGGTGCTACAAGCTGTCTTCCTTTTCTAAATTCTATTTCCATTTTTTGATTTTCTGATGTTTTTCTATTTTTAAAAAAATTATCTCTAATAAATGATTTTGGTCTAATCACATTCTGGTCATACAATCCAATAAATTCTATTACTGCTGGCATTATTCCTTACCTCCTAATCCTTTTATCACAATTCCTTTATCTCTAGCCGCTTTTGTAAACTCCGATTTTTGTGTTCCTGCTTTCACTTTCAACCCTTCAAATATAAATTCTCCTGAAATAGCTACAGTTGTTTTAGTTTTTGCAGTTGTTCCATCCGCATCTTCCATAACTATTCCAAACAAATCCGTCCCATCTGAAAGTTCAGCACCTGCATTTACAGCGTCCCCTCTTTTTACATTCTTACCTTGTGGCACTTCAAATTCCATATATTTATGCCCTGTACCACTTAAAAACTGTTCGCTGGCATATTCGTTGCCTTTTGTTACAAAATCCATTATTTGCCCTCCTCTGTTTTTTTATTCATTAAAGAAAAAATGTTTGAAATATTTACTCCCATAAATTTTTTCTCTTCATTATTTTCCGCTGTACCATTATTTGGAACTGGCGGTGTAAAGTTATTTTGACTATCATTCTTAATATTTTGTAATTTCTGAATTCTTTCTTCCTTCTGTTTATTCAAAATATTTACTGCTAACACACTAGCCTCTACCGGATCATTATATTTAGCATTTTCAACAAGTTCAGAATAATTTGATACATCCAAGTTATCAATTTCTCTCATTCTTTCCCTTTCTTTGGTTATTCCAACTTCCTTACCTTCATTAAAGACTTGATTGTAAAGTTCTGGAAATTTGTTTTTCAACTCTTCTAATGTCATATTTCCTCCTTCATTTTTTTGTTTTTCTGTCGAATTTAATATATCTCTAAATTTATCAGCTATTTCTTCAGGACTTCCTGTACTATTTACAGAAATATTTATCACTCTCGGCTCTTGATTTTTCTTTTCTTTAAAATTTTTAAATCTTGAAATATCAAAAGCCATATTGTTTATAATCAATTTATTCTCAATAACTTCTTTTTCCACACTTTCATCTAATATTTCGTCGACAAATCCATATTCCTTAGCTTCTTCTGCACTCATCCAAGTTTCGTTATCCATTAATTCCGACAACGTTTCCTTGTCAGTCTTTGCTTTATTTAGATATGTCTCAATAATGCTATTTTTAACTTTATTTAACATTTCAAGCGTTTTTTGCATATCTTGATTATTTCCGTAAGCGAAAGTTATTGGATTATGTACCATAAACAAAGCATTTTTAGGCATTCTTACAGTATCACAGGCACTTGTTATGATAGTTGCCGCACTTGCTGCCAATCCATCTATATTTGCTGTTATTTTTGCTTTGTGATTTTTCAATGTATTTGCAATCGCTACCGCACTAAATACACTCCCTCCCGGACTATTTATATGCAAAGTTATATTTTCCACATCCCCAAGATTTTCAATATCCTGTTTAAACGCCTTATCAGATATATCATCCCAATATTCATCACTTCCAATGCTCCCATAAAGTATCAGTTCAGCTGATTTTTCCTCATCATTCTTCATTACGTTCCAAAATTTGAGTTGTTTCGGCATTCAATACCACTCCTTTCTCTGTTAATAATTTATTTTCCTTTGCCAAAATTCTTATATTCTGCTCAAAATCTCCTCCATTAAGTTCGGCTGTTTCTCTAGTTCTAGTCGATAATCCATTATTAATTCTTATAACAGCGGCATTAGCCTCTTTTAATGGGTCAATCTGTCCTTGTGAAGGTCCATTCCATTGCGAACCACACCATGCTTTGTCTATAAGAAAGTCAGTTCCATAATTTTTAAGTTCAATTCTACCTAGCAAATACGCTTCATTTAACCATTCTTCATAAACAGGCTGGGTAAAATTCTCTACAAACCACTCACGCCTTTTCCTGAACATCTTCCACGCTTCCAAAAGTGCTGCACGACTTGCTGAATAACTTGCTGTAAAATGCTTTATCAAAAGTTCATAAGGAACTTCCAAAGCACTTCCTATTTGTCTTAGAATACTTGTAACAAAAGGATCAAATTGAGCATTAGGTCTTCCTGGATTAGTAGCTTTTGCTTTTTCTCCTGGATTAAGCCCCATAATCATTCCTGGTGCAAGTTCTATAGTAGTTTCATCTTCCGAATCTACCAGCAAATCATTTTCGACCGCTTCAAGTTCGCCTACATCAGCACTGCTTGAATTTTCAACATCGCTTTCAATAAAAATTGCATACATTCCACTTATGACTGCTGCCATTAGTTCAGCTTCAGTATAATTTCCAAGCTGCTTTAAATTCTCAATAACTGGAGACAATATTGGAATTCCTCTTACTTGTTCAGGTCTTTCTGTGAAAAGAAGATGTATTATATTTTTTTGATTTTCACTTCCATAAACTTTTATAAGTTTCTCACTTACTCCCCCAGTTGCATCCAAAGGATGTTCAGATGAAACATAATAGCCTTCAATTCTTCCGTTTTTATCTATTTTCAAACCTTCGACTACACTTTTATCTGAAATCATATTGTTTGGAGTATATATTCTGTCAGGTTCTAAAATTTCCAGTTTTAAACTGTATGGATTTTTTGGAGTTTCAAAATAATTTAATTTTATAAAACATTCTCCATTCATCAGCACTGTCAAAAATACAAGTTCCTGAATCTGATAAAAATTCATAGTTCCTAAATTATCAATTTTATCTTTCGACCAAAGTTCAAATTCTTTTTCAATCAAACTTTCTATTGCTTCAGCTTCCTCGTTGTTAATCCCTATTGTCTCATTATCGATAGCAGCCTTTAATTTTAATCCGCTCCCAACGACATTCGTATTAATAGTTTTCAACGCCCCAGTAGCCACAGAAGTTCCCATATATAAATCTCTCGAACGTTCAATCAACTTTTTACGGTTCTTATAAATATCCTTTTTTACTCCGCCGCCAGCACTTTGCCAGCCTAGCATTGATTTTTTAGTAGTTGAAGCACCGTGATTTGAATATCCAGTATTAAGAATTTCTAATTTTCTTCTTGCTTGAAACCTTTTAAGTCCTTTTTCTGGATTAAATGCCGTTACCAATTTATCAATAAAATTCATAAAACACCTCCTTTTCTGCTAAAGATTTCTAGGCACACCTCTTCTCACTCTCCTGTTGCCTTTGCCATTTATTTTTTGAAGTTCATTTTCCCAGTAAGCTCTTCCTTTTCTTATTGCATCTATTCCCATTCGAGTAAGTTCCCTAGTTCCAATTTTATAACTAGTTCCAGCCAAAGCTGCTCGTTCAGCTTTGCCGTATTCAACTATCATTTCTAAAATATATTCTCTTGAATAATTTGATTTTCCCATTTTCTAAATTCCTTTCGACAATATTTTTCTTTTTTTTACAGCCTTAGTTTGCTTTATTGCCTCCGTTGTATATTTTCTTTCTAAATTTGGATTTGCTATTAATAATGCTGCATAAGCATAATTTCTAATATCAAGCGGCTCATTCCGTTTAGTTCCAATTGTTTTCCATATAGTTTTTCTCTTCCCTTTTTCCCAGACGGTTGTCTTAACTTCTGAAGTAATCCCTTTAAAATATGCCTCATCATATCCGCGCTCGACATTATCAGGAAAGTGCATGTATTTTGGTCCAGGTAAATCAATCTTTAATCTTGATAAAATAGTTTCTTTCCCTGAATTAACTCCCAAAACAAACAAACTTATTCCCATTCTATTTGTTTTAGTAGGTTTAGATATAAATGATTTTCCGTCTCCACCTTGTCCTTTGATTCCAAAAATCCGTTTTATTTCACGTGGTTTTACATATTGATAAACTTCCTGTGTAAAATGACCACCTGTATCGATACAAGTACATATTATTTTTATTTTCTCTCCATTTTTATAAGAAAATTCAGTATCCAAAAATCTATCAAGCTGTTCCCAGACATAATTTTCAGCAGGACTACCCATAAATACCTTGTAATAAATTCCCCAGCTTTCTTCTCCAACACCCCACCCAACAACTTCCACTTCTAACCTGTCGTCTTGCACGTCAACTCCAGCAGTAAGAACTGAAACCTTATCAGGGATTTCACATCCATAATGTTCTTTTCTTGATTCCAAGTCCGCAAAATTTATTCTCTCTATCCTGTCTTCCCAAGTTTCTCCAAGTGCAGTGTTAGTAAACACTTTCATCATCTGAACATCTCCTGTTGATTCCTTAAACTTCTTAATAATGCTTTTCCATGTTGAAAAAGGGCTGTATAATTCGCTAATATGAAATCCTCTGACCAATTCGCTGTCAATTTCATTATTTCCAGCTATCCATTCGCCATATTTCATATTTTTTTTCCATTCGTATTCATTTGAAACTTCCAAACAATCCGAACATTTATGCCCTACGCTTTCAAAAATTATATTTCTCCATTCCAATTTCTGCATTGTTCCGCATTTTGGACAAGGTATATAATATTCTTCCTGCGTGCTGTTTTCATATTCTCTTTCAATTCTGCTCTCCCCTTTAATTGTAGGAGTACTTGTTAAAACAATTTTTCTATTCAATGTCCAAGTTTTGGTTCTTTCAATTGCTAAATTCAATGTATCTCCTTCATCTTTTACGTTAGATGGGAATCTATCTATCTCATCAGCAAGCAAAACTCTAATTGGTCTGCTCGCTAATTCTGCCGCTGAGTTACTTCCGATTAATACAATGTATCCACCTGGAAATTCCTTTTGTCTTTTTGTGTCTCTCGAATTTTCGTTCTCAATAATTTTATTTTTCAATTGTGGCGTTGACTGAATCATGTCGTTAAGTCTTGTGGTTGAAAAGTCTTGTGCCATATCTTTTGTCGGCATCATGAACATTATAGGAGACGGTTCGTAATCGGCGTAGTACCCAAACGTATTCATAAGAAGTTCTGTTTTTGACAATTGAGCGCCATACATCATTACTACCTTTTCTGTTTTTTTGCTTGATATAGCTCTCATAACTTCTCTTTGAAAAGGAACTCGGTCAGTTCTCCATTTACCAGGTTCAGCTGAACTTTTAGTTGACAATACTCTATACCTATCTGCCCACATATCTATTGTTAGTTTGGGTGGAGGCTTTAAAACAGAAAATATTTTTTTAAATAAATCATTTGCCTTTTTTAGGTCTACCACGTTTCCGTTTTTCAACTTTTTCCACACCTTCCTCTTCGTCATCATCTTCAATAAAATTTTTATTTTTAAATAACTCTGGATTATATTCACTAAGTTCTTCTAACGCTTCTAATATCGAATCTTGAATCACTTCTTGAATTTCACCTAAATTATCGAGTGCAATTAATTGTGGGGCTAACCGATTAGACAAAGAAAGCAGTCTTCCTTTTAAATTCATAAGACTATCTGTCATCACTTTCTCAATTATGTTTGCTGGATGCAATTGATTCTTTAATTCTTTGATTTTCAAATCTTTTAATTCCGTATCCTTTTTTATTTTCTTTATTTCTTCCCTAATTTTTTCATCTTTTAAATCTACATCTGCATCATTTTTAGACTCTATATACTCAATATATCCTTGAACACTCTCAAAAAATAAATACTTACCTTTTTCCGTTTTTTTGATTATTCCTTCATTAGCTAAATTCCGAAGGTGTCTGTCTGTTATTCCCAGTAATTTAGCCAATTCTGTGGCTTTTATTATTTGATTTTCTTTTATTAACATAACACCTCCTTCGGAACGGAAATGAACTTAAAAAAAATTCATATCCGAATGTTTTCCGGGACTCGCCAGACCCACAGGGCAAAAAAGTCTCTCCAAAGTACCTTTTTTTATTTTTTCAATACTTTGTCTTTCATTTTCTGTGTCATTTGCCTAACCTCTTTATCCATTTCTCTTTTCTTTCTCAAGCTCTCTCTACATCTATCAAGATATACATCATACATCTTTATCTTCACACTATCTATCTTAGTATCCAATTCCTTATTTATATTCTCTAGTCTATTTAATAGTTCAAGGCTCTGATTAATTCTTTTCTCTATATACTTTCGTAACCATCTTTTTAAATAACTCGTAATAATTATTAGGACAACTGTTATTACTAAGCAATAAGATGTAATCGCTATGATTATCATATTCTTAAATCCTTTTTAGTTTTTAGACAAAAAAAGAGCCACTAAATAAATAGACTATTTCTAATCTATCTATTCAGTGGCTCACCAAATCTTTGGGTTACTTTGCCCTGTTATTTATTAATTTTCTTGTGGTATAAAATTTTTTAAATATTTTACCTTTTTTTATTAAAATTTTGATGTCAATATCTATATTTGTTCGTTTAGCTTCTGCTAAATCCTCTAATAAATACAAAACTTCTTTATCTTTTAAAAGCTCATTAATATCTTCTTGTGTAAGTTCTTTTTTTGTGTTCAATTTTACCTCCTAATTATACCTTATTTTCATTGTTTTTTCAACACTTTTATAATAAAAAATTACATATCCTGTCTATGTCTTTTTCGTTCATTTAATTTTTATTTTCCTTTCTCAATTTATTATTTTAAGCATAAAAAAAGACCATTGTTATTGGTCTTTTTAATTATTCTACTAACTTTTTAGCTTCTATTCTCAATTGTTTTAGTATTTCGGAATACACTCCTTGTCTTCCATTGTTAATCTCAGGTCTTTCTCCAAACGAAACACTTATCTCTTTATATTCCTCAAAATAAACTTTTTTAAACAATTCACTTTCTTCTTTTTCTGTTAGTTTTAAATTCATTAATTCAAATAATTTAGCGGTTCTTTGCTCGTAATGTCTAATAAGATAATTTAAATCTTCAAAATACAATAAACTTAAAAGAAAAGATTTTTGATAACTTCTCTCGTAAGTAATATTCTTTTTTACTTCTTGAACAGAAGTTTTGTATATTTTATAAAATATCAAATTTATTTTTCTGTTATCTTCTAAAATCTCGTTTGCTATAATTTCTAATTTCTCTCTCAAAAACTTCTTTTCTTCAAGTTTTTCTTTGAATTTTTGTTCTTTTTCTAAATTCTCTTTATTGTTTTCGATAGTTTTCTCTAAATTTTTATTAATATTGTTATTACTAAAGAAATTGTTTAAACTTGTTATCAAGAATCCTAAAACACTTCCGAATAATGTTAGTAAAACACCTCTTAATTCTAAATTTTTTTCCCAAATTTCTTTAACAATTGTTAAATTTCCTAAAATATAACCGATTAATATTACAATTAAAAATTTAATATTATTTTTTTTTAAAGCTTTCATATAATTTCCTCCAAAATATAATAATACATATTATACCTCAAAACCAAAAATATTCAACTGCCATTGTCCTGCTTCCAAATTTTTTCTAAAAATCACATTTCTTCAATTTATGATTTTCTTCTATATCCTCATATTTTAATATTGGCGATACTTCGTGTATGCTCCCATTCTCAAATTCCAGATATATCTTTTTACTTGTTTTAGATTTTAATTTCTTGATAACTTTATATTGCCTACACTCTTGCTGAAATTTCTCATAATATGTGCTACAACTTATGATTATTCCTAAAAGTCCTATTAACGATAATTTTTTCATTTCTCTTCCTAACCTTTCTCTAATAAAAACGACTTTTCACGACTTTCGTTTTTCTCTATAAATGTTACATTTCGAGCTGTTATTCCAACCAAAACGACTTTCTGCGACTGAACTTATTTCTCTTCGCAAATTTCCAAAGTTCCTTGAATTTCATCGTCTTCAATTACAAATGTTCTACCATTGGCAGTTTTATAATAAAATAACGTAAATCCGTTGCCATCTTCTTTTTTTCCGTCTAATTCAAGCAGTTGACACATTTCAATCAGAAGCCCTTTTTCTAGCAAATTATTATCCCAAACTTCTAAAAAAATTCTTTCGTAATCCTGTTTTTCTTTTTGCGTCATTTTCTATTCCTCCTTAAACGCCTTAAAATGATTTTTATAAATTTTCTTCAGTTCTTTTATTTTTTCATCATCCAGATAAATACCTCTTACATTGTATTTTCTTTCAAATGTCTGAACTCCCCAATTATGTTTCTGATTGTGATGCAGTCTACACAACGAGATATACCGCCCTTCCTGTCCAGTATCTTTTTTATAAGTTCCGTGAGTGCTTGCGATTGAATCCCAATGTTCCAAGTCTATACTGTTACTTTCTGTATGACATTTTCCACATACGGCACATTTTCTATGTTTCAGCATAGAATAAATATACTTCTCCTCGTTCTGCTGTTTATACAGCATTTGCATTTCTTCCCACATTGCTATATCGTTCTGAAGAAAATAGTCAAAAAGGAAATCGGTAAATGCCACAGCTTCGACATTGCTCATTAATTTAAGTGCCAAGCTAAAAGTATCATT